CCTCTAAAGCGTCCTCGTCCACCTTTACGGGTACTATTACCTCGTCCGTGATTGCAAGCGCATTTATGACATTAAGCCCAATATCCGGCGGGTTATCAATGATACAGTAATCATAAAAGCCGCCCATAATGTCTGCAAATCTCTTATAGCGTTCTGTCTGGTTCTCGCTGTCCTCTTTTGTCAAATTCCACGTAGCCCCAAAAAGTGACATATTCGACGTAACAATATCTATGCAGCACTGCTGCCCTACGTAATTTGTATTCTGTATCAGCTCTGTTGCTCCCTGCCAGTCCCCAGCCAGCAACCTTGTAACTGGTGCTACGCTCTCTGCGTCGTATCTGCTATACGCCTTGCTTAAATTCCCTTGCTTATCATTGTCAATCAGTAGCACCCTGTAACCTCTCCTGTAAATCTCATACGCCATGTTTGCCGCTGTAAAGGTCTTGGCTACGCCACCCTTTAAATTCAAAATGCTTATTGTTTTCATTCTTTGCCTCTCTTTCCTGCGTTCGCCTCTAACGCATGGTTACTGTTTCCTGTTCTTTTGTAAGCTCGTCTGAATGTAATAAATACTGCTCTATCAACTGCGCTGCTGGCTGCCAGCCGTAGCAGACGGCGGTATAATAGCCCTGCTGCCGTAGATACTCTAACCACTCTTTCTGTTTCTTGGTCGTCGTGTTCTTGCCCGCCTTAAGCTCTATGTAAAGCCCGTGATACCCAGCCCTTGCAGCTGGTAGCATAATATCCGGCACACCAGCCTTTACGCCCTGCCTCTTAAGCGCCACCGCTGTTGCTGCATCACGTTTGCCGCCGTTTGGCACATGATACATATATTGCAGTTCCGGCATAAGCCCTGTTCTGTATGCAGCCCAGCTAAATAATGCCTCTTGATGCCCGCTTTCGTCGTCCAGTCTAAAGTTTCTCATTTTCTCGCCTCGCTTTCTGCTTAAATTCTACATACTGGCAAATTCTAAAAAGTAGCCCGTCCTTATGCGGCTTGCTGTTCTCTATCGCCAAAAGCGTTATTGTTTCCTCGCTTTGTAGTCCTGCATTTCCCAGTACGTCCCAGCGGCATATATCGTAGTATCTGCACCGCAGGCAGCAGCGCTTACAGTCCTTGCCTTTCTGGAATAACCAGTATTTAATTTTTTCTATCATGTTTTCTGCCCTTTCTGCTGCCGCTGTCTTTCCAGCTCTCCTGCTGTTCAAAAATAGCCGCCGCAATTCTAAACGCCAGATATGCTGCCACAATCAGCGCCAGCAGTCCAGCTATTATTAACACTGCTGCAATGGCAATGCCCTTGATTATCTGCATTTCAGCCCCCCCTATCTGTTATTTTTACTAAGGTGTATCTTAAATACCCATAGCCGTAATACTCTGGGCTATGTACCCCCATGCTTACACTGTTCTTGTCCACGTAATAGCCCTTTATTGCTTTTGGCTCTTTCTTGAAATACTCACGGTCTGAAATTATGTGGTACTCTGGTTCTGGTCTTACTAAATTCTTGCTGCAATTCCAGCGCTTGCCCTGTAATGCTCCGTCAGTACCCTTTTTGTGCGTTCCTGTGTACTTGATTAAATAACTTGCCAGCTCTGCATAGTTGCCGCTATCGTCCAGTGGGAATACCTTAACCCTGTTATGCCCCTCGTATGCCTTATACCAGCAGCGTTGTAAAATCTCTGTGTCAATTTTATTTACTACAAGGTGGTGATGCCTCGCACCTTTCTTGCCTATCTCCATAACGTGTATGTATTTGAACTCTAACCCTGCTTTTCTGTACTCCTTTCTGCACTCCCTCAAAAATACGTCTATGTCCTGCCGCATCTGCTCCGGCGTTCTGTCCGGCTCTCCTTTCCTGCGGATATAGTCAAGCACTAAATGGTAGTCCCCATAGCCATAGTTTGCATTTATGAGTATCCTTAACTTTCTCTCTGCCTGTCTGGTGTTTACTTTCTCCTGCTCTTCTTTTGTTGGCTTTACTTTATCCCCTCTGCTGATACCTTTCTTTTTGTACCTGCTGGTAAAGTACCTCTCTATCTCTATCGTATTTCCCGCTTTTGTTACCCTCTCTACGTATGGCATATATCTACCTCTCTGTCGGTTCGTTAATACTTTTATCAAGTGTTAAAACGGGCTGCCTGCCCGTTAAATTTCTTGACTTTGCGCCATACATAGCTTATAATTTTTATAGTATTTCAAAGCTGTATAGCTTAGCGCCTATGGTGTTTCCCCACCGTAGGCGCTTTTATTTTTCATGTTTTCTGCCACTCTCTTATGCGGCTTAAGGCATACTCATAAGCCCGTTTATATGCAGCTGTGCAAGCGCTGGCGGTACAGCAGTTCTTATACCCCATAAGGCTACATAATCTACACTCGTAACAATGCTTGCACTTATGCAGCTTTGCGTAGTCGCTCGCTACCCGCTCCTGTCGCTTTTCCTCATATTCCAGATGCCGTTTAATCTGGTTTGCATCTATAACCGCAATTCCCAGCATATTTGCTGTATGTATTTCTCTGTCCATTCCCTCTGTTATGCCGTATTTCACACCAGCAATAACAAAATCGCAGCCTTTCAGCAGCGCAAGCCCCGCAGCCATGCCCCTTGCCCGCTCTTCCGGCTTTTTATCGTCCATGCACTGCGTCATATATAAATGCGGCGTAATGGGTGCTAAGCCCGCCTCTAACGCCTGCCGTGTCAGCTGCTGCGCATAATCTATGTTTCTGTCCAGCTCTGCGCCGTCTTTCGCCCTGTATGGGCTGCATATATAAACCTTTCTCATGCCTTTTTACCCGCTTTCTGTTGTGCCTCTGCCCGTGCCTGTTCATTTCCTGCCAGATATGCTGCTAAGCATATCAGCTCGTCTGCTCCCTTTTGGTCTATAAAATTACAATCAACGCAGCATTTACAGTACCCCGTAATCTGTAAATATCTGTCGTATACTTCCTGTGGTGTCTGGCACTGCTTTAAGCTGTCCACCATGCCTGCAAGCTGCTGTATTGCCTTTATGCCTGCCTCGCCGCCCTTTCCGTGTATCCCTACTGTAATCTGCCGCATTTTTGTTGCGCCGTCTGCTCCTAAAATTGTTTTACTCTTCATTCTGTGCCTCGCTTTCTTCCTTAAACCCAGCCAAAAGCATAGTCATTGCATCTATCGCTGTATCAAAATGTTTTCCCAGCTCTGCTGCGTCAATAATCCCCTGCTTTGTGTTTCTTCCGTTCCCTTTCATTACTTGCGTTTGCAAAATAGGTTTTAACTGGCTAAGCCCAGCTATGCTGTTCTCTAACTCTTCCTCACTCACGCAGATTTTTACATAGCCCTTGCCGATATGTTCAACACTCATTTTCTACCTCTTCCTTTCTTCTAATCAGCCGTACCGATACCTCATAAGCTGTGCGCTGTTCTCTTTCTCCTGTGGCTGTATCAAGCACCTTTTCATACTGGCGGCTCTGATACCGTCCCAGCAGCTCTACAGTGTCGCCCTGCTGCCACTGCGCCGCCTCGTCTGCCTGTTCCTGCCAGCAGATGCACGGTAAAAAGCAGCTGCCGCCTGTAAGCTCATTTCTTACCTTTACCGTAATATCAGTAATGCGCTTGCCTCTCGGTGTTTCTCTGTATGTTGGCTTATTCGCTATAACGCCTCTTACTGCTGCCTCGTCCTGCTCTACTGCCTTTTCCGATACCGCCACAAAATCTGCCAGAATATATACCAGCAGTCTACCGCTCTGGAAGTCCTTAAGCGTCTGCACCTTACCTGTCAGTAAAAGCCTGCTGCCCTCTACAAATTCCTGCATAACGTCAAATTCTATGCCGTTGCAAGCCCTGTATGGTACGTCCTCTGCAAATACTACCGTTACCTCGTCCGGCACGCCGCTTGGTCTTACCGTTTCCAACTTTGCCATATAACCGCAAAACGGCAGCCCGCATAGCTGCTTAATTTCCTTAATCTGTGTAAGCGTTCCTACCAGTCCCGCTGCATTTCCCTTGATACCGCCACCTGTAAGCTCGTCCATGATTGCAGTATCTAAATCCCGTAAAAAATCCGGCTTTTTCTTTGTCATACTTCCTGCCCTTTCCTTTCTTATATGTAAATGGTGTAGTAAAGCGACATCTGCAAATCACTAAACTTATACTGTGCTGTCTGGTCTGGCTCTAATGGTTTCAAAAGCCCCAGCTCTTTCCAGCGTCTGTGCGTTATCTCCGGCACTGCTCTAAACTTCTTTACCTCATGCCCGCTGTATTTTCGGTATTCCTCGCTTATCTCATGGTCTGCAAACGGTTTGAACGCTGCCAGATACCCTACGTAAACCTCTGCTTTGCCCTCGATAATGCGCAGGCGGTCTGAACTCTCCAGCGTGCCTATAAATTCCTTTACTGTCACTGTCTGCCTCTCCTACTTCTCTGGCATTTCGTACAGCCTCGGTATTACTGCTGCAAACGGCTGTACGTCCATGCCGCCCCTTATTACGGCTGCACCGCCAGCCGTAAACAGATAGCTTACGCACGCTTTCTGTATCTCGTCCAGCACCTCTAAGCAGCGCTCTTTTGTGGCATACTCTCCAATTTCTTCTAAACACCCGTCACTTATGCAAATTACGTGGCGCTTTTTGTCTGCCTCTGCGCCGCCTCTCTTTTTCTTTATGTCCTCGTACTCTCCATACTCTACGCAGGCGTAATTACCGCCCAGTCTATACAGCTTTTCTTTATTCTGGCTGCGTATATATACCTCGCTCATTGCCTTTATCTCCTTGCCTCTAAGTTTTCCATTTCAGAAATGCAGTTTGACGGTATCAGCTCATAAGCTGCCGCCTCTATTTCTGTAAGCGCCTCTTTGTACTCAATGTATCCCCACGCCTGCCGTGCTATCTCTGGTACGTTCTGCCGTTCCTCAAAATTTTCTATATGCAAAATCTCGTTTCCCTGCGGCTTTGGAAATGTTCCCAGCGATAACGGGCGTAAAGGGCTGTAATATCTGTGGCTCATTCTCCCGCCCTGCTTTCCTCTTTATGTTCTTGGTAGCCCTCTAAATAGCCTAATGCCTCTACGTCAATTTCCTTGCCGTCCTTACCGTCGCTGTTTATCCGAATTTTGCCGTAGTATGAATAAATACAGCAGCCGTCATAGTCGTATACTCTTATACTGCCCTCTGTGGCTGCCTCTGGTGTTTCAATAACCAGCGGCTCTGCCTGCTGCATCTGCGCTGCTACCTGTTCGTCTGTTACTGGCTCGCTGTTCTTTCCTCTGTACCAGATAGCCAGCATAAACAAAATGATTGCCAGCACGCCTACCGCTATAACGGCTGCGCACTGTATCAGTTTCTTAACTGCCTGTCGTTTTCGTTTTCTCATTTCCCGCCTCGCTTTCCTCTATCATTGCAGCCCTGCTACGCCGTTCTATCCCCGTAGCCATAAACGCTATTTTCATATCTCTTTCGTTAAATTCGTCGTAGTCTCCTACTGGTGCATCTTCTGGGAAAATCTTCTGTGCCTGTATGAAAGCGTCCATAAATGTACTTAATTCCTCATAAAATACGTTTCTGTAAAATTCAAACTCTAACTCTATTTCGATTTTCTGCGCTTTCGTGCAATATATGCCGATTTTCTGCCGCCGTCCGTATGGCTTGTATGCTGTTCTGTCAGATTTAGCACCCATGACCTTATACATACACTGCCGCAGCAGTTTTATTTCGTGCTTTCCGTTGTAGGAAAATATCGTATATTCATACTCTTCCTTTTGCAGTTCGTCTAAGGAATTTATACCGTTATCCTTAAGCAGCTTTGCAAGTTTCTTTTGCGCTGTCGTTTTCTCGCCGCCTACGCCCCGCTCTGCCAGTGCTTGCAGCTTTTTAATACGCTGTATTGTTTTTTCGTCCATGTATTGCCCTCTCTTCTGTAGCAAAATAGTAGTTGTCTACTATCAGCATTTTTTTACTGAAAAGGCACATAAGCCCCAGCGGTACGGTAATAACCGCTATTGTTATGTCGCCCTCTGTCGCCCATGCCGCCAGCACGGTAACTGCCAGCATTGCAAGCCCGTAGGCTTTCTGCTTAATGAAATACCAGCGGCGGGCTTTCTTTGCCTGCTCCCGCTGCCGCCTCTGCTCTTTTTTCTTTCGCATATCTGCTATGGCATCTGCATAGCCTCTCTGGTATGCGTCCTCTACTATCAATGCCTCTGCTGCCATTCTCTGCCTCTCTTCCTTTCGGCGGCGCTCTCTGTCTTTCCATGTGTGCCGCTCTCCTGTTCTGGCGTTTGGTTTTACCGTGCGGGCTGCTTTTCGCATTAAAAAGCAGCTGAAAACCTGTTGACTGTCCACATACTTTCTGGCTGGTATGACCGCCGCTATTTTTCCACGGTATACAGATTGCAGCTATTAGCCTGCTGCCCTCTGCCGCAGGCTCGCCATGCCTGCTACACAATGTGCCGTGTGGGATTTGAACCCACGACTTGCCGCTTATGAGGCGGCTGCTCTAACCGCTGAACTAACGGCACTCGTGGCGGCTGCTGCCGCCTACTCATTAAATAAAAAGCCTTTTTCTATTAAAAATCTTATCCAATCGCAGCCCGTTACGTCGTCCCGCTCAATGAATTTGTAAAAGCTCTCTGCGTCCTCTATTCCGTATTTCTTCAAAATGTTTCTTGCGTTCTTTGCTGCTGGCGTAGTAAAAACATTCTCTGCGTAAAATGTAGCCTCTATAGTCCCGTAGCTGTTCTTTCCTGCTGGTGTTCTCATTTCCACTACGACTACATTCTTTTTGCTTTTTCTTCCTACGCCCTTTCTTATTACTACTGCCTCACTGAATAACCAGCCATTCCAGCCGCTACGCATAGGTGCAAACTGTGTGCGTGGCACTTTTACTAAGTCGCCTGCCTGCAATTTATTAAAATCTACTTTTTTCATGTGTCTTACCTCTCTTTTGTTATTCTTGTTTATAACGCCTGCTGCCCTGCTGCCGCCGTGTAGGTTTTCAGTGTGGCGTTGCAGCGTTTGAACTCCCTATAAATTGTGTCCCTATGCGTTCCCAGTGCCTCTGCAATATCACTTACACTGCTGCCCTGCTTACTCATAGCCTCTATGGTCTGCCTGTCCTCGTAATGCAGACGCTTGTACTTTCGTTTCGCCATGTTCTATGCTCCTTTCCGTCCTCATTTGCTTTTATGGTAAAAAAAATAAGCGTGTCAGAGTTTTTACGCTCTGCACGCTCTTCTTTTCTGCTGTTTCCTATAAAAAAAGAAAATCGGCAGAGGCTTTATAACCTCTTGTCGATTTTCATTCTAAAACTTATCTTAAGAGGGCATTTTGTGGGCGTTTTGAATATATTTGTCTCTTTCGATCCCAAAAGTGCCTACCCGTGTACAGTAACTTTCCTCCCTTTTTGGCAAGATAAATTTCTTGACTTTTTCAGAAAAAACAGTATACTTAATATATATTTGCAGATATGGTTCATCGGTAGAACGCTAGCTTCCCAAGCTGGAAAGGCGGGTTCGATTCCCGTTATCTGCTTTTTTTGATGGATGCGAAAACCCTTGTAAATGCTGGATTTTTCCTTTATTTACAAGGGTTTCTGGTGTTTTTGGAGCATCTACCACGAAAGCATATTTCAGTATAAAGAACCCCTTTTTCTGGGGAAATATCACACGAAATATCACACGAAAAAGGGCTGTTTTTCCTTTATTTTCAAGGAATGACAGCCCCTTATTATGCGCTTATATTGTGTTTTTCATCATATTTTATCTTATGTGTCCGTCCTCTGCTATCCGATCTGCGGTAATCATCCAGCCATCCGAATCAAACGCATACGCCTGTCCGTCAATCTGGCAGACTGCATCGTGCCGGTAGGTGTACCCACTCAGCAGATACCACCAGCGCCCGTCCTGGCACACCCAGCCAGTAAGATACTTGCCAGACACCCAGCCGTCCGCAGTATGGATCCACGGTGCTCCGCTGACAAAACACTTCCGGATCGGCTGCACCTGCTGATCCTTACTGTATCGCTTGCCAGAGTCAGCACCTGCCGGAGCTGTCCGGATGATGAGCGAGGATGCAGTGACGCTCAAGCCGTGTGCGCCGCTCTTGATGTCCTTGAGATCCGCCGCTCCGGCATCGCTGTCGGCTTTGACTGTCGCTACATCCATTTTAGGCCAGGTCTTTTTAAACGCCTCAAAGGTGCCGTAACGCTGTTTAAGAATGTTGGTGGCGCTGCCCCAGTCCGGCAGATAAAGATGTGGCTTGTCTACGATGCTACGCCAGTCTCCGCCCCAGGCAAGTCCTAAAGCTTTTGCCAGCTCTGCGGCCCTTTTAAACATACCTGTGCTGTCATTGTAGGCATCGTCTGACACGCTGCCATCGCCGTCCACATCCATCTTAAGATAAAAATCAAAGGCAATCCCCCACTGATGCTGACTGCTATAGCTATTGCCTTTGGCATTGGTTACAATGTTGCCAGGCTTGGTACGTCCTTGCGCGTACAGAGCGTCCTGCTCCGCCACCGTCCGCAGTGTCTCTCCGATGGCTACTGTGATACCCTCGGTCGCACAGGCTTTGATCCAGGCGGACGCAATGCGCTGGAGACGTGGATGGCATAATGTGATATCTCTCATAGATTTGTCCTCTTTTCTTTATGATATGAAAAATATGACATTTTGTTTTCCGGGGTATCTTGCAAAGAATTTTCGCATATGCTATAATGCCGATAGGCTAAGAGATAGTAGTTGTCCATCACAGGCAACGACAAAACCCCCAAGGATCGCGACTCCTTGGGGGTTTTTATTCCTACTATCGGCTTTCGTCGATTTTCCCCTATTGTTGCGATGCCGCAACGGCAGCCATGCCCCGAACTGCCGCGGGAGATAGTCGGATCGCCTCCTTCTACTCTTCTTTTCCTGACTGCTTAAAAATCTGGTTTACATACGTAGACAATCCCGCCACAAGGACGCCCTGTGTAAGTGCCGTGAAAACTGCCAGCGCGATATCCTGACCACTGCCGCAGGCACAGGTGGCGAACACATAGATGGCACAAATCGCAACGCCAATCAGCCCATTAATGAGTGGGATGTATTTGTCTTTCACTGTCTCACTCTGCTTCAGCCACATCCCAATAAAGTACAGCACTACTGCTACCACAAGTAATTCCGGCTTTACATAATCTTTAATCTGCATACCTTATCCCTCCATCTGCTTTTCCAAATCTGCGATCCGATGGTTTGCCACCCGGATCTGTTTCTGCATCACTGCCTCGGTCTCCTCTAATTTATATGTACGCTCAATTACTGTATGAAAGCAATTATGAATGATGAAGTCATGGAACGACTGATTGATACGCTGATGTAGTTGCAGAAGAAAGAAAGCACCGATCTGCCTCTTTTGAAAAAGCAGCTTGCAGAAACGGAAAAGGTATTAACAATATGCTCAACGCCAGTGAACCTCACATGGCTAAAGTCACGTGCTTCTCGGCCGTTTTAAACGGCAAGACTAAATATCGGCGGATACGCCAGTAACTTAGAATTCGTGCGGATACGCGCTTTTTCCACGCCGGATACGACTGGTTTCCACATTACAGGTAGTCCGCTGTATATCTGCCTGCGTTTATGCTGCTTTTAAGTTGTTTACTTCTACATAAAGCTTTCTTAAATCTGCATAAACACATGAGGTTCTACGCTTCACTGCAGGTAC